TTTGTCCCCCACAGAAAGGATATCAGTTGTATGTGTATTTCCGGTGACGTACAAAATATTGGATCCAAACTCATCTACAAATAAGTTCGACCCCACATCGAGTGTATGTGTCGGAGTCACATTCAAAATACCCACATTGGATTCTGTGAGGACTCGACCGTATACACGTACATCGAGTGATTCCGAATCCCTGGGAATTATCGTAGACCCATATGAACTACTCTCGGTATACGCGAGTATCAATTCACTCGATCCTTCGCGGAACCCGATGGCGACATTAGAATTTGGGCGATACAGGATTATACCGATATCCGAAGAGACGTTATCTTTCCCAAGTTCTATGATTGGGTCTTTCACTATTGTGTTCACGGTATTGACTGTCGTGAGTGCACCATTCACTGTCATATTTCCATCCACCACCAAATTATCTTGAATGTACGTGTTTCCCAAAACTGTGAGAAGATTTGACCCGTTTATATCTACATTAAATGTTGAACCTACGTCGAGTGTGTGTATGGGTGACCCATTCGCTACACCAACATTAGAGAGTGTTGTGACAGATGTCACAGTGTCATTGAACGATACCGTGTTCGAAGTGACATTACCGTTAATCACGGCAGCCTCGAGTGAGAAATTGAGAATATCTTCTGCGACGGCACCAGAATCCATCACCTCTTTCGTCACTTGATTATATGCGAGGACGGTGATGTTTCGATCGGATAGATCCTCACGAATACGTAATGGTGTCATGTACACAGAATTTGTAAATTCTATGTTAAGTTGTGCATCACTCGCATTGAACACGATCGTATTTTCCGCCTGGTCTTCGGTACAATTTTTACCGAACCTAATCTTGGTTGAACGTTCAACCGTCGGCAAGTTCTTGACCATTTAATATAGAATGTCATTTTAATTTGCATAGAGGAGACCCGCCATGCCGTTCTCGATACGTAAGATGTTGTAGTTTACTGCATATATAGGGTCGTTGATAGGTAAGTCCTCACTCATAATCTTGGCTGATGTTAAGCGACTGAAGTTGAGTGTACCTGTAGGTTGTAGGGAACTCGTGGAAAGACAGAAGCAATAGAGAAAGAAATCTGGAGACGTTACAAAGTTCGTATGATAATAGCTCGTGACATCAATGAAATGTGGTTTACCCCACTTATAATTAGCGACATCGAGACCATTGATGTTCAATTTAATTTTATTTGTTGGAGACGTTAAGGCCCCATCTGTGGTCGTATCTGATGATGCGAGATACTTCACTGGGTGACTAAATGTCAGATCCTGAACAAGTTCACCCGATGCGATATTCTTCTGCACTTGGGTAATCAAAAGATCGTGTTTCCGTGAAGCGATGCTCCCACGTTCTTCGTTATCGAGATAGTAGTAATTCGCATAACACTCTACGTTGTAATTGGCAGCTGCATTCGCCCATTGGATGCGGATCTCTACATTGTGGTAATTCAGGGCTACAAGTGGTAAAGCGCATTGTGGGCCTTCACAGAAGAAGAAACGGAGAGGGTAAAAATACGAGCGAGCGCTCACACCCGGGTGTGTACCATTCGCACTTTTCGAAACATTCTGAGCGAACGTATCAATAGCGATCTTTTCAGTGAAGATGGCATCTTGACTGTCCACAAGAGAACCGCCGATATAGAGTTCTACTTTATCGATGATGGTACCCCAATTGGATGTATCAAGGGCTTGTGCGGTATCGTCTATTGTGAAATAGACATACCCGAGAAGGTCGCCAGATCGTTCGAATTGAACACTGGTCATTGAATTGTTTTTCACTGCTCCATGGATTGTTTGCTTTTCGATGGATTGTGAAAAATTAGCATGTCTTTTGAATGTTGAACTAAAGAAAGATATTTCGGGATTACCCACGATGTATTCATCCTGGGCACCGATAGCGATCAATTGAACAATCCCAGCGGACATGGTATACTACTCTAAGGGGAGAAAATTACAAATTTAGTTTTCTACACACAAAACGAAGGACTAAGAAGTTTTTATCACCGGCACCCGCACGTTCGATAGTCTCACCATCTTGGTTACGGATAGTTACCGTGAGGCGGTCAAGGCGGCGAATGGGGTCAATATATTGTGTCGCTATCGAGTACTCATCCCGGAAGTTCACAACCGCACCGGGAGTACCAGTGGTCGACAGACTCGCAAAAGAACCTCTGATCATACTCAAAGAGGCTTGTCCATCGTACACGTTCGAGGCGCGGTCAGAAAAGATGGAGTCTAACTCTTTTATGGACACATAGCAGTGTTCAGTGTCCGCAGATGTATTGATACGAGCGGTGAGAAGTTTAGCCTGAACAATATTCTTTAGGGGCTGACTGAGATAACACGTGAAAGTATTGGCACTATCTTGACCAATGGTGTCAATAGTCACAGTATGATACTCATAATTGAGATCGGGAATAGACTCTGTGGGTGAAGTGATCAAAGCCATTTATAGTACACTTAGATTAAAGATCCACCGATTCCATCCTCAATCGCATACCCAGCGTGGTCGGCGACGAGTTTTTGGGCACCACAGAGACCACCTGGGGTCAATGACTTAGTGTAGGCACTCCCATTCTTGTAACCGGGGGTGCAATCCATCTTATTCTCCAGGTCAAAAATGGAACCTTGACTGATGGGGGTAATCTTGATTGGCCTGGCCTGGTAAGCGCTGGTATCACGGAACATCATGAGTGCGACGATGATGAAGAACAATACACCGATGGAAGTGAGAGCGTTTCGGTTAGCCTTGTTAAGGTTGAACATTTATTATGTACGTAGATTTTTTTAAAGTGCGTTAAAGGTATTTTTTTAGTTTCCATATAGAGAGTAGATGGACGAAGAAATCGTACTCGACCGTGGAACCACAAATGTGATGAAATTAGACGCAGATGAGCAGGCACTCATGGATGAGATTGAGATCTCAGTTCCTCGCCACAGACCTGTACCGCGACCCAGTCAAACCACATATCGTCCACAACCCCAGCAACACCAAGAGGCTATGGATGCTTTTGTGAACCCCAATAAACAATCGGCTCCTCAGCAGCCCACACAAGAGGAAGAGATCGACTATGGTGAGGAGTTATATGACGATGAGCCTATGGGTCCAGGTCCCCAGGAAGATCAACCCTCGAAGGGATACACATCAGTGGATGAGGAGAAGGCTGATTTACTCAATAAATTGACTCGTCTGGAGAAGAAGGGATTCACCGTGAATAAACGACTGACTGCATACTCTAACGTGGATGAGCTCCGGACAGAAGTGAAGCGGATTACCTATAGCATTGATGTGGAGCAGTCGATCCGTTTCTCTCGACGAATGCTCGTGGCGTGTGTGACCGGTCTCGAGTTCCTCAACAAGAGATACAACCCCTTCGAGATTCAGCTTGAGGGTTGGTCTGAGTCTATCATGGAGAATACCGACGACTATGACGGTGTCTTTGAGGAGCTTTACGTAAAGTATCGCTCGAAGGTCAACGTTGCCCCCGAGGTGAAGCTCATCATGATGTTGGGTGGTTCTGCGATGATGTTCCACCTAACGAACAGTATGTTCAAGTCCGTTATGCCCAACATGAATGATGTCATGAAACAGAACCCAGATTTAATGAAGAATATGATGGCGGCTGTGCAAAACACGACCAGGGCTCCCGGTGGCCCGGCAACCGATGCTCCCGTGGGTGGTACGGGTAACTATGAAATGCAGGGTCCCGGACTCGACATCTCCAGTCTCATGGGTGGTATCATGATGCCACCCGCACCCCCAATGAACACCACTATGGGAGGCGCTCAAGAGAGTGTACTCGACGACGACGATATGTCTGATATTATGTCCATCTCAGGGGACTCAACTGGTGGTGAGGTCAAGGAGGTGAATGTGAGTGCTTCCAAACCCAAGCGAACCAGGCGAAAAAAGAAGACGGAAATTAATCTCTAATTACTATATAAATGATAGCGTATTGTCCGCTGGAGGAACTGGACCCTCCTATCCGACAGCCGAAGCCTGTCGTGAAGTCTACGATTGAGGAGGTACAGCCTCAGATCGGTCGCGAAGAAACTGAATTGAATTACGTCATCATGGCTTTCATTGCTGGCGTTGTTATACTCGCCGTCTCTGATACCATCAGGGCGTAAATGTGTGTATTTAATCTACCGTGGGGTTTTCATCCCTCATAGTAAATTTAATAACCGAAATTGGAAACGAGCGCAGTACCCCCAAAATCATCTGGATTGTTCGGGCTCGGGTTATTTGTATATATACCAATCAATTTTCCATTTCTGGATGATATGAGTTCTACATGTATATCATATGAATACTGACGATCGGCCGATGGATTATCTGGTTTTAGTATGATACCCTTGGTACCGACAATCACATTCGTGTCCCATGGAGATTGATTATTTCCACCGAATAAGTTTTTCGTACCCACTGTGATGACTTCATCTTGAGCGGATGTAGACTCATCATGTGTACCACCTTGAACCTCGAGAATGAGTGTACTCATGTCACGATACGTTACTAGACCACCCGGTTCCGTTTGACCATCTATCACCCTTAAAATCGATACGATTTTCGCGTAGAATGACCCATTTCCAAATTGTAGTTGAATATCCTTGGACGCACCATCACTACGTATGATTGTACGCGAATATTTCTTACACGCCACTTGATTGGATCCAGATATAAACCCACCACCTACCTGAAGCGCCGTGTTCGCCGTTTCACCACCCAAATCTACTGCCACTTGGTTACCCAAATCGATCTTACCGTCGATACTGAGGTCTCCCGTGACTTCAAGGTTACTGTTGATGATCATTTCGTAGGATACTGGATTAATATACACATTACCGGAAACGTCACATAGAATATTGGATGTCCCACCAGTTGTCTTAATTTCTATGATGGCATTACTCGTCGTGGAACTCTCCACTCGTGAAACACCGTTATATACATGGAATTTTGTGGCAGGTGCGGATGTACCCACACCTACATTACTCGTATGAATCACATGGAGACCATCCGCTTCGGTAGCGTTGTTCATTCCACCCAAAGTGATACCGTGAATCGTTCCAGATTGACTATATCCCCTCACATAGCCACCGTATGTATCATTTGTGTTTAGGATAATACCAGTCTTCGTATTCGTACCGGGACTTTGGAGTTTGAGCATATCTACATCTGTAGTTACACTCGAATACACATGAATATTAGCAGTCGGTGTAGTAGTTCCTATACCAAACAGACCATCTTTTGTAAAGCGTGCATATTCCGAACCACTTTGACGAAAGACGAGACTAGACGCTAAACTATCTATAATACCGATACCACCAGACGCCGCCGTTGAGAAGATATCCATCACACCGGTACTAATTTTAGACCCCTCCGCGAATGAGAAACCACCTTCGACATAAAGACGGGAGTTACCACCGGGGTCTGTACTAGTTCCTACGAGTACACGGTCTTTGTTTACAGTCAAAAGTGCACCAGCACCTGGTGCATTTTCAACGAGAGTATCGATTTCTGTTTCGTCCAGACCTGTACTGTCATAGGTTTGGAATATATGAACTGGTGCGATAGAACGAATTCGATCGGGACCTGTAACACTTGAAAGTTCACCCTCGTTACCCTTGAAGATTAGGAGTTCGGATTTACCATCACTATTATATAATCTTTCCAACATGAAAGTATTATTAGTTTGATCTGTATCGACACCACCGAATGTGAGTTGGTTTCCTATGATAACATTTCCACTTACTTCAAGTTTAGCCCGAGGGGTGTCTGTACCTATACCCACGTGACGAGTTAAACCGTTTATATACACAGCTGTAGTCGCAACGTTAGAAACGGCATCAACGTTCGAAGTGATCCTATAATCACCCGTGGTACCTGTTATACCCGTCGACCACCCTCTGGGGTCATTATCACCATCTGTCTGGATAAAAGAAATAAACGCATTCCCGATGAGTGTATCCGTCTGTGCAGCCATGATCGCATCTCCCGCACCACTTTCACCATGATTATGTATCATGAGACTGTTCTCCCTTGCATTTCCTATACCGGAACTCACAACTTCTAAAAATGCTTCGGGTTGAGTCGAACCTATACCAACTCTACCGTCAGCCTGAAGTGTCATTACATCCGTTTCACTCGCATACGTATCATCCGCGAGGTATATATCGAGTTTTGTTTTTGACGTGGCTCCCGAAAATTGATACTTACCCAATTTGAACGCTGCTCTTACCCCTTTACTACCCGTGGCAGTACGTGACATCTCAAGTACGGGTTTGTCATCCGTTACACTCGTGATACCTTGTGTATTCGTGACGACGAGGGGTGTGAGTAAATGATTAACACCATCATTGATTGAAGTATTGATAAATGCTGTTCCACCAGATGTGTGGAGTCGTCCTTGGGGTGTCGTCGTACCGATACCTACATTACTCGATTCTAAGATGGTCATCTTTGCAGGACCCATCGTACCCGTTGTACTCGCATAAAAGTTAACCCCCTTCCCAGTCCCAACACGACTTTCAATCTTTGTTTGGTTTCCAGTCACATCCGAAAAGGTTTTCATATAATTCGTATCGGTACCCATAGTAAATGCGTTACTCCCGATGACACGAACCGTCCCACCCACGGTAAGTTTATCTGTGGGTGATGTATTCGAGATACCCACATTACCATCGGAAGATATACGCATCCGCTCTGTATTTTTTGTCACGAATTTGATTAACTGATGACTCGGGGAAAGGCGTGCACCAAATATATCTATCCGTGATATATTCGCGAGTAGAGGACCAGCTCGAATTGTCACTGCATTGGATACTGTATCTGGACCACCCGTATCACCGTGGATAAGAACGTTCGCGACGGATGTGATACCCGAATCACCCTCAACCTCAATGAAATCTTGGACCCGAATAGACTCCGTGATCAATCGAGAGGTCACAGTATTTCCGAGTACCGTGACTGCATTGGCACCCACCGCATCAAAGAATATTTTGTTACCGATGGACAGTGTGTGTTGCGGTGCGGTATTCGCAATCCCAGAAGTAAGATCACCGGTCGTACGGATACCATGGGATTTGATTTGAGAATTGACAATCACTGGGATCGCTGCATCTGCATCCATGGTAATGAGATTCCCAACGGTGAGTCCCTTCTCCCCGACACGCAGACCCTCGAAAAATCCGTACCCATTCGCATACAAAACGTTGGATTCACCTGCCGTGTCGTCAATATACAGATTTGACCCGACGGAAAGTGAATAAGTAGGTGCAGTATTCGCTATTCCCACATTATTTTGGGTATAGAATTCTCCAAACACGTGGAGGTTTGTTGTATTTGAAGTGTCTAAATTGAATGTTTGATTTTCGGGACCACCAAATGTTCTCGTGAGTTTGAACGTGTCATCATTTTGTGTGTACCCGAGGAAGATATTAGAAGCACCCTGTTCATCTACCATGAGTATTCCCGTATCATATGACCCATTGTTACCAGTTCCCATTTGAATAACGGCATTTGAGACGACGAGGTTATTCACACTCGTGTAACTGGGAATTTCCGTGATGGCCAAGTTACCACTAATATCTACATCACCAAAAATTTGTAAAATCCCATCTCGAATCACGACATTACCATTTTCGAAAATGGCCACGTTGGAACCTTCGGGTGCTTCCGTACCAACTATGAGCTGTCGTCCAACCGTGACATTCGTGGAATATGTATTTCCCGTGATATTCAAAACATTAGAAGCCTCGCTATCAACCAGAAAGGTAGTATCGGTCGTTTTGATCGTTTTTGTGGCGAATAGGTTGGTGGTGGCCATGTTACCATTTACGATAACCAGATTTTCTCTCGTGGTATTTATAGAAAAAGCATCGACACCGACTTGGAATTCATTTAGGAGTTGTCCACTCGCAACACCGATACCAATCTGTGTGGCTGTCATACGATTGACATTCGTTGTTCCAGTGAACTGTACAGTCTCGGCGTCTGCCAAGAGTTGACCTGTAATGGTTAAATTTGATACTGTAATTTCATCCGCTGTGATCTCACCTGCATCGATACTCGCAAGACCGGACAGGACATCACTCTCTCTGGGTGTAGCGTCTAGACTGGTTACAAAAATCTGACCAGCTTTCACAAGCTTACCCATTTATACATTAGTTACCGAATAAAATTCCAGCTAAACCATCCTTGATTCTTAATACGTTATAATTGACCGCGTAGACAAAGAGGGGTTGATTCGATGGTCTCAGTTCCCCCTTTTCGACACCACGGAGTACGAGTTTAGCATTATCCAGTCTACTAAATTACATGAACCCGATGGATTGTAATCGGATGCATTGAGACAGAAATGATAGGCGAAGTATCTCGTATAAACACCTGTGTGACTATCGACATCAAATTCGGTTTGTCCATAATTTGATTTATAATAATTTTGTACTGTGTGAAAATATAAAGGGGTCATATTTTCGAGAAGTGGTGTACCGTTGATGTATATATCGGCATTTAGAAAGGAGAATCGATCACCCGCAAAATTTGGACTGGATGTACCATATCCAAAAAAGAGTGACTTCACAGGATGATTAAATAGAGAAATGTCAAGAGTATTGTATCCACCCGAATCAATTGCATTGTTCGTAACACTGTTGAGAGGAAATTCAACTCTCTGTGTCTGTGTGATGACAAAGTCTAACTGACGTTTCACGAGGGACTCTCGCTCTTCTTTATCCAAAAATATATAGTTCCCGTATACGTTTGCCTTCTTCTCAATATCTGGAATAACACTGATGACAGCTTCATCAAAATTAATTTTAATCTCTACTTGGTGACTTTGTAAAGCCACGAGAGGTAAAAATGCTTTGTGATCACAGAAAAAGAAGTGTAAAGGTACGAATGTTTGGTTCGAGGTTGATGCCTTGTTATTGAGTTCCTGGGACTTATTGTACGTGTCTGCCATGTAATTGGGCCAGATTTCACTGTAATAATCATAATGTTGTGAATCAACTTTTTGACCACCTATAAAGAGATCGATGGTTGAATTGTGGAACAAATTGGAGGCTATATTCGCATTACTCGTGGAACTCGCTTCAAACCAAATTCCATTGATAATATCTCCCAAAACTGGAATAGTTATGGAAGTATCATTTCCATCGATCGTCTTGATAAACTTGGGAGCTTGAGAAAAGTTCGTGTGTCGAGTAAATTTCATACGGAAGAATGAATGTCCTTCATCACTCGATAGATATAGATCTTGAACACCTTTAGAAACGAGTTGTATTAATGCACCAGACATTTAATAGATGTTCAGATTATAAAAACAAACACTTTCCCTGAGGGAATTCACTCTTCTTCTCCTCTATAAATTTACCTTGAATCTTAAAACCACCTTGGCGGTACACTTTCATTCGTTTGTAATACATAGCAGTGAAGATCGACCATGGATCGTGGATATCATAGATGTGTGGGTTATTCTGTTTTCCTTTCGTCTCTCTCATGATTCTTCCAATACTTTGAGAGATATCAGACTTAGGACTCGCCAAAATGACTGTATCAAGGGTTGGGATATCGAGACCCTCGTGGGCTTGACTGAACGTTGCAAAGATGATTTTCTTTTTTGAGGACTCTTGAAGGGCAGCCTCTTTCATACCACCCATATACAGTCCAGATGTCTTGGGAAAACATTGATGAAGGAACTCACAGTGTTGTCGGCGGTCACTGAGGACCAACAATTGCCTCGTCCCAGCGGACGCTTTCTTGACAAGTTCCACCAACATCTTGTTTCTCTGGCGGTCCTCGACAACTTCGGTGATCATATTGGGCATGGAAATTTTACCATTCCGCATCGAGGGTGGTGGGTTCCTATAATTTGGTGACTCGAATGGTATTTGAAATACTTCAACTTGTTCTTGATTCTTTCTCTCAACTGCGAAGAAGGTTGGACCCATAAACCAATGAAGAACCTTTGTGAGACCATCTTTCCTCTCGGGGGTTGCTGAGAGACCGAAGATGTGCCGAGGACACATTTTGAAAAGACTCTGACTGAACACCTTCGCGCAAATATGATGGGCCTCATCTACGATGAGTGTTCCTACCGAGTCAAAGTCTGAGAATGAATACTCCTTCAGGGACAAAGATTGGAGCATTGCGATGACAAAGTCACATTCGACTTCCTTTTTATTCTGTTGGACAACACCAATCGTGGCACCCGGGCAGAACTGTTGGATACGCTCCCTCCACTGGTCCGCAAGAAACTGTTTGTGTACGACAATCATGGTTCTGTACCCCAATTTACACGCTATGGCCAGGGATACCGTCGTTTTGCCATAGCCACATGGTAAAGAAAGGACACCGTGCCCTGCTTTAATTGCTGCTGCGAGGGCTTCATTTTGGTGTGTGGCGTCTCGGAGTTGTCCCACAAATTTGGTTTTGATACGAGAAGGTTCGGGTCGTTTATCTTCCCGAGGCTCCCCAAGCTTAGTAGTTCCATAGAATCTTGGAATGCAGACTCCAGTCTTAGTTGGTCTGAAAACTTTGAAAGGTGGTGGAGGAAATCCATAGTCCCCATTGACCACAGGTCTTACCGTTAATTCTTTTTTAATTTCTTGGATTGGTCCCTCACTTACCAAGAACCCCGTCCGTGTAAGGGTTGTCATGCTCTACTTATTTAAAGGGTACAAACTTTAAATAACTACAAAAGATGCCTATCGTCGACGTTGAAGAGAATATTAATAAGCTTCGCATGAACATTGAGAAAATGACCCAAGAGGTTTTCCGTATGCAAGGGATGCTCCAAACCTTCGAGGGGTTCAAGAAGGGTGGTCTCAAACAAATCGACCTCCCTCAGGATCCAACGGAACAGGTAGAGAGTATCCAAGAGAAACCCGAATAAGCGCCGACATTCCAAATACCCTTGAAATTGATTTCAATTTCCGCTTCATCCTCCTTTATAAGAGACTGTAGAGGTCGTCCTTTGACTTCACACATCACTCTCCTATAACGGAACGGAACTTTTACCTTTAGAACTCTCCCATCAAGTGGATCATCCACGTTTTGATTCGTGAGGAGGTGTAGCTTATTTCCATGTATTCGTTGTATATTTTCAGAAACTTTTTGGGGTACAACAAACCGAATATACTTTTTGTCGTTGAAATCGTACATCGGTTCATA